ATATATGGAGGCGGCACAGTACGGCTTATGATTCAGCCGGAGGGCGAAGGTACGAACCTGTGGACGATTTCAGAGGTCGACGAAACCATCGAAATTGACAGCGAACTTATGAATTGCTTTAAGGATACCACCCTCAAAAATGATACCGTTACCGGCGACGGCTTTCCTATGCTCAAGCCGGGAACGACCACCATCGCCTGTGCAGGAAATGTGCAGCGGATCGAGGTCATTCCGAGGTGGTGCTGTCTGTAAGGTCGCTCCCGATTGTAAGCGGTAGAAAAATTCAAAAAGGTATGGTATAATGTTTTTAAGTGAGGACGACAAATCGGAATTTTTTGTGGAGGTGTTTATATGATATTCCTAAAGGTATTGGCTGTAGTTCTGGGATTGGCCTTCCTTCTGTTTGGATACTTCATTTACTTTAAAAAGAAATACAATCTTATCAACGGTTTTGAGGCGGACTTCAAAGCCGGTCGGAAGAAAGAAGAATACGCAAAGAAAGTGGGAATGGTAGAGTTTGTTGTTGGTATAGTTCTGCTTATCACAGGTGTTGCACTTATTCTGTTTGCCTAATAAATTCCTATTTGTCAATCTACAAGTAACTCATTTTCATTCAACCACCAGGGAGAAATCCCCGGTGGTATTTTTATGCCCGGAAGGAGCTGACAGCCTATGATTCCAGTCCTATACCCGCCCAATGCAACGGATTTTTCCACCTTCGGTCTTGGCGTACTGACGGACACCATTTCCTGCGAAGTGACCGAAGAGCGAAACGGTGTGTTTGAGTGTCTGCTCAAATACCCGGTCAGCGGTCAGCACTACGGGCTAATCACCAAGGAGTGCATCATCAAGGCAAAACCCAACGATACTGCCGCCGACCAGGCGTTCCGCATTTACCGCATCACAAAGCCATTGAACGGCATCGTCACCATCTACGGTCAGCACATCTCCTATGACCTTGCCAATGTGCCGGTGTTGCCTTTTTCGACGGAGAGTCGCTCTCCTCAGCTCATTCTCTCGCAGCTCCTTGCCGGAGATACACGCTTCACGGGCTGGACGGACTACTCGGATGCAAAGGCGTTTTCCGTCACGCAGCCGAAAAGCGTCCGTGCCTGCCTCGGCGGTACGGAAGGCTCCATGCTCTCCAAATGGTACGGCGAGTTTGAGTGGGACAACTTCACGGTAAAGTTCC